CGGACATAAGGCATTTTATTTTAGTTAAAGTCAATTATTTGTTCTTGACTTAATTTCTCCACTTCAGTAAACCTTCGCTGTAAAGGTTCAACAGTCTGAGGATCTGACCAGATTTCGTCAATCCTGTAGTTGCTGGTAACCAATACATATTTTGGGCGGATGTAAACCATTGCTCCTTTAACAGAAGCTTGCATAGGCCATCTATCAGCAAGACGCTTAAGGATTCCACCCCATTTAACTTGATACTTATCAATATCTTCAAGATATACCGCGTCTTCGCCGCTGTATCCGTCAAACCATTTGAGATCGTCCATACATTTCTTATAACAATCAGGAAACGTTGTTTCGACAGAGTGACTCTTCCCAGTTCCGGTAGGTCCATATATCCATATACAAACGGGTTCGCAAGGCTGAGGTTTTGCAGCATAGTCGGACTTAATTCGCTTAAGGGTTGAGTAGCATCGAATAAAGATATCGGCATCAATATCATCTAATTTTCCTTCTTTGGCTAAGTTCCGCGCATTCTGCCAACGCAGTTTTTCAGCCCTTCCTTTGTTGTCATTAGATACGGGCTTTTCACCATGTTCTATAAGTTCGCCTGATTTGGAACAGTAGCTTTCATTTTGAGAAAGTGATCCAAGCATAGTCTCCACATGGCATCCGACCAATTTCAACCGCACCTGAGCAAGGGTTTTTGGAACATGAAATGTAGCATAACCTTGCAAATGTTTAGTACCTGTAGTTGGTGCGGTTTCTTCAGAGTATGCTACATATTTGAGTGTAAGATTTGTAACAAGTCTTTCCAAAGTAGCTATCGATTCAGCATTGTAATTATTCCAAGTAAACACATAATTTCGATTTTTAGGTGGCATGTCCGATTATTTCGTCCAGGTACAGGTACAGAAGGTCCAGGTAATAATATTCTGGACCTTCCGTACCTCGCCTTATATACACGTGTGGCGCTGATTGATTACGTAAGCAAGCTTACGTAATCAACAAGCGGGGGCAGGACTACAAACTATCCCGTGAAGTTATGACTGTTATTACTGCCTATGATATACTCCTCCAAGGCCCCTCACCAGTTCCGGGGCCAAGTCGGAGAAGACTAGTTGTCCGGTTGAATCGGACTTGCTTACGTAAGCAGGTGGGTAAATATTACGTAAGCATTTATGCGCCACGTTTCATGATTACGTAAGCAATGTATATATAAAGAGGGCATTCCCCGCCATTATTTTAATTTCAAATGACTGCAGAAATTGATATGTTAGATATTATGAATAATCCCTTTATTGATTGGTCTAGTCATGGAGTTCAAGTAGTACCAGAGACTTGGGACACTGATCATGAAGCTTGTGCTAGTGTATTACAAGTTTTACGAGACAACATTGCTAGATGTGAATTCAAATTAGCTCATCCACCTATGATGTATAGTGAGAGTCAAAGACGAGCATTTAGTGATAGAATGTATGATGGGATTGCTTATTGGACTAGCCGATTAGCTGAAGCGAGATATAATTAATAAAATTTATTGTAACTGCTGACCAGGTTCAGGATCCATATCCACATCATTAATAACATTTGTATTAGGAACAGTTCCATTCATTAAGACATTGCCACGACCAGAGTAAGTAAGATCAAATCTGTCCGTAGAATTCTTCATAGGCTTGATTACGATTTTTCTTGTAACTACAACTGAAATCTTACCGGGGCCAATTGTTGGTCCATCATAAGTAGGGGACGCAACTGCTTCACGCAAATGAGACGGAGCACCTTGTGTCTCAACAACACAAATAACAGCACCTTTAGGAATTGACGACTCATCAATAAGTGCTGATTTAGACTGAAACATATTATAAGTTTGATTCACAGTCATTCTATGCGAAGCTCCACTTTGAAGTGTAAAAGTTTTAGTCTTCAACTTTTTCCAATTCTTCGTAACTTGGGAACGTGACAACAAATTTGTATACGGCTGCGTAACACAATTAGGGTACACAGAAGCACTGCCAATTGTTGAAGAAATCAATTTCTCCGAACCTGAATTGAGTGGGGCAGCAACTCCACCAGGATAAGTCATTACAAATTGATAAGGAGTAGCATCAGTAGACTGACTAAAATCAGTCCAGGGTTGATCAGAAGTAGTCATAAGAGCTTTAAACCAGTGTACTTTAACATAACATGGCAGGTTAGTATGATTCAGAAAGTCATAGTACGTCGTACCGTGCGATAATCCAACCCAGTCATTAACAGAAGGCCCTAGAGGAAAGGCGACTAACGCGCCTCCTGAAATTAATTGATTGGGATTAAAATCAAAAGCTGGTTTATAAAAGGCTCCCCAACGTACAAATTGTGTATCAAGAGTATTAGTGTTATACTGCTCCTTGGTTCCAACTCCTGAAATAGTAGTAAACTTAGATGTATTAGACACCCATTCAATTTCCAAACCATACTGATCACGATACGATATTCCTTGCTTCAACACGCGCTTCAACGGAGAATTGCCTGAATGAACAGTAACCCAGGACTCAGATGAGATGGCAATGCCACCATATGACTCATCATGGAAAGCTTTTGAAGCAAAGGGCTTGTTAATAGGGGCCATACTTTTATATCTTTTGGTGAAAGTATTATACGCCTCCCCGGCAAGGTAACCCCAGTGGGCATGTCGAACAGGGATGGCAAAACCATCAAAACTCACAGAACTATGTCTTCTACGAGTCATATTTATATTAAGGTAAAGTACTATCTTCGACGGAAGCGACGCATTGGGATCCTACGACGCATTTGTACACTTGAACGCCGGCGAGAGTAAGTAGGCCTGCGTGAAATAGGGCGAGCACGGCGATAAGAAGTTCTTCGGACATAAGGCATTTTATTTTAGTTAAAGTCAATTATTTGTTCTTGACTTAATTTCTCCACTTCAGTAAACCTTCGCTGTAAAGGTTCAACAGTCTGAGGATCTGACCAGATTTCGTCAA